TGTAGGTGCGTTAACACCATCTGAAAATGTTGTATTAAGACTTTGCTTTAGGCCATCAAATTCAAGTCCGTAATGTATCTTAGTAACTCTTGGTCCTCTGATATTCCCTGTTATTGTTCCATCTTCAATCGACTCTTGTCTATTTATAGCATTTATAGCTTCTTGTACTAAATAATTACTCTCGTTAAATATTTTTTTAGCTACTGTTTCATCTAAATTTAATAAATAATTATTCTCTGGTATATTTAACCATTTGTTCCAAGTTAGTTTTTCATTTCCTTGTTTTTTTCTTGAAACATCTGTTAATAAATTAACTAACTTCAAACCGTTTAAATGATTCGTCTCTTTTATGTCTTTTTCAAATTTATCTTTTTTGCTAACTATTATATTTTGAAAACTTTCTGCTGTTTGTAATTTATTTTGTAAGATATGATTTTCTCTAGCCAACCCCGATAATACAATAACTTTTTCTGAGAGTTTTTCAGATTCATTTTTTAATTTCATTATATAGTTATCTTTTTTGTCTATTATATTTTTAAAATCATCAGTTTGTGAAATAAATGAATTTTTATTTTCTTTTACATTAGATTTTAAATTTTTTATTGTTTCTTTATCTTGTTTATTTTTTGATTGTGAACTATCAATTTTTGCACTTAAATTATTTAGTTGTTTTATACTCTCCAATAATTCTTGTCGTTTTTCATCTATAATATCATCTTTAAATTTGATTTCATCCTTATATTCATCTACTCTTAAACTATTCACCAAATTTTCAAAATTTTCAGATTTTTGTAATTTGGATTCTAAAATAGAATTTTCATACGATAAGCTTGAAAGATGTTTTACTTCCTTTGATAATGAATCTATTTTTTCATTTAAATTTAAAATATGTTCTTTTTTCTCCGTTAATTGTTCTCTAACATTTTCATTAATTTTAATATTTTTCTTTAAATCAAAAATTAAATCATTAGTTTCTTTTAACTTATCTAAAGATTCTTTTAATTTAGTTTTATAATTATTTATTATTCCATTTTTTGATGTTAGTGCATTTTCATATGCATCTAAATTATTTATATAATCTTGATAAGTTGTTTTTCTTTCTGATTTTATTTCGCTAATAATTTTTTTACTGTTTTTTTGTTGATAATTTACCTTATAATTAAGTTTATTTATTTTTTCATTTAATTCTTTATTTATATTTGAATATTTTTTTACTATATCATCTCTATAAGAAAGTTGAACTTTTTGTTCATCAATTTTTTTATGTAGTGGACTGAACTCTGTTTTAATTTCCTTTATAATATTTTCTTTTGATTGAATTTCATTTATATGTTCTTTTCTTTTCGTTGAAAACACACCTTCTTCAAAATGTCTTGCTTTATTTAATTCTTGTAAAAGATTATTTTTTTGTTGTTCTAATGTAACTACTTGATTAGCTAAATTATTACTTTCTTGTTCCAAATTTAGAATTATATTTTCTTTTTTTTCAATCTCTTCTTCAAAATTTAAAGTTAAATCATCTTTTGTTGGATGATATACTGAAAATCTATCTTTTAATAAATCCATACTCATTATCTTGGTCTCTCCTCAATCTGTAAACTCGATAATCTCGCTCTATTAGCAACAGCTTTAATCATATGTTTAAATGCTTGATGTCCTCCGATAAGTTGAGGTTCTGTTATAGAATTTATTTCCCAATAAAAATCATTCCAATCTACTATATCTCCAATTTCTGGATAAAAATTAGCTTCTTTAAGTGTAGTTCTATGAAAATACATTTCTAAGTTAGCATTTAAATCAGGACCAAAGTCATTTTGTTCAATTGCGGGCTCTTCAAAAGATATCAAACAATTAACTCTAAATCCTTTCTCAAAATATTTTGTTGATGACTCTCCATACAAATTTTCTTCTGTATCTTCAACTGATACTTTATAAATATCAACATATTGTCCAAGTACATTATCAATTAACTCTTCATTAAGAGCATCAACGAGATCCACTTCTTTTTGTGGAATAAAAAATGGTTTAGTTTCAGCCACATCATTATCCTATATAAATCTGTAACGGTGATCTAGACAAAAGTTGTTGGTTAGCTTCGGCAGTATCAGCTTCAGCTCGAGATCTTTCTACTAATGTTACACTATCAAGAAATTCTGTAAGTTCAGTTAATAGTGCTTCTTTTTCTTCACGTCCTTCAGCTTTTAATCCTTCACCATCCATTACAACTTCTCCATTTGGTAGCGGAAGCGAAGCGTATTTACTTCTAATTATTCCAAGCAACTCTTTGGCAAGAGCCAATGTAAATTTTCTAATCCATTGACGTCCAGCAGAATTAATTTGACTATATGTGATAAATTTATAAGGAGCATTACTTGGATCTGAAACTTTATGTGTCGTATAAGATCTTGTTGTATCTGCAACATCGTTTCTTACATAGTATTCAAACCATACTTTTTCTCCTGCATCTCCTGCTTGTGGTATAGGAAATATTTTAAGAACATTATTAACTATATGAAATGAATAAGCTGATTTTCTAATTAAATCATTGGTTTCAATTGCTTGAGCTCTAGATATATCGTATGAAATAGGTCTCATAATATAGGTTATTGCAGGAGAAACATTTCCCATTCCAAACCCATCTAACATTTGTCGTTGTTCAAAACTACCAGCAAACGGATCATAAAATCTAGTTATAGCTGATGGGCCTCTATTATAAACTCTTTGAACTATAAGTCTATTATTACTCTCTGAAGCTTCTGCCCACGTCTGAAGATTATAATCTTGTTGATCATCAACAAGTGTTACCGAACCACTTTTTAAAGAAACATCACCACCAACAACAGCAGCTTGACCGTATTGTTCTGATAAAGCAAAAGTTGTTCCCATATGAGGATGAACTGGTTCATTACTTCCTGTTGAACTCATAGCCGACCCTGATATTCTATTACTAGACCCATATGAATCCCACAACCAGTTTTTCATATTATAGTGATTAATATGTAATGAATATTCAGAAATTGATTCTTCAAAACAAGTATATATTGAACCGCTATTGAATTCTAACTGCATAATTGGGTGACCTAATCTACGTGCTACCCATTTACAAACATTCAAACTGTCAGTAACAAAAGTAGTATCTGTATCATATAAAGCATACGGGGTTGAACCTGTTACTTGATTTGAATCAGTTGGATCAGTATATATATAATTAAATTTTGACATTTATATCTCCATTATCAATTATAAATATCTTAGTTATCTAAAACTATTAATATAAAAAAGGACAGAATAAATCTGTCCTTTTTTAGGTTTTAAAACATTTTTAAGGTTTAGTATTTTATTCGTCTATCCAAATACCGCCCATTTCTGAGATAATCCAACCATCACTATCACCAAAAGCTAATTTAATATAATCACCTTTTTTAGCAGTTGCGGCTGTATTATAAACATCCTTATTATTAGTACCTGCGGCACCAGCGACATCCCAAAGGAATTTATCACTAGAATTGATAGTTATTGTCATTAATGTACCATCAGCGGCACCATTAACAACCCAAAAAGTTTGTCCTAATACACCAATTCCTGGTAAAGTAAATACACAAGCTTGTCTTTGAATTACTGGTCGACCCGCATGGGTGTTGTAAGCAAGAGTCAGAGTAGCGGCATTTACCTCTATCGCGTTACTAAAATTCGGAACTGACGCTTGAACTAACTCAGTATCGCTAAGTGTTGCTGCACGTGCAGCAACTCGATCCTTATTATCTAAGTTATACGTTAACCCTTCAAATGTGATTTGCTTTTTTATAGCCATTCTATTTCTCCATTATTCATGAAGAGGCTAAAATTAATTAGCCTCCTCATAAAAGGTTAAAGTATTACAGTTCATCCAGTGCGTCAACGTAGATCTTACCATAAAATTCAGGTCTGATCATCTTCTTAGCATACCGCGTCATAACACCTTTTCTTGGTGTAAAATCATTAGGATCATACACAAGTGGTGTCATAATCAATGGTACATAAGGAGCATATACAGCACCTGTTTCTAGGAAGTTACTTCCACGGAAACCAACAAGAACAGTATTCTCAGTCATATATGGATTCTTGTACACTGTCCAACGGTTGGAAATTCCACCCATTTTCTGTACACCCATAGCAAACGACTGCTTATCACCATCAGTTTCTGACATATATCCTGGTAAGGATTCAAGAACTGTGGCAATTTTAGGACCACAAACAACAAAGTTTGCGCCACCACGTAATGTTAAACGATGTATTTCGTTTGAAACTTTCTGAATCTTAGCAACAATTGTCTGCCACCATTCAAATCGTGTACCATAAAACGTAGTATTTACGAACTCATCAGCACTTGAATCATAGTCATTTCCTTGATGGAGTGACCAATAATCAACTGTCTGTGCATCAGAAATCAACATATCAAGTATTTCCAAATCGATTTCCATCGAAACGTATTCACTCAACATAGATGTTAATTCTGCTTCAGCATCAACACTATGATATGCGTTAAGATCTTGAGCTAACTCAGGAGTCCAAACTGCCTTCAATTTACGTGTTTTAGCAACAATTGGACGAGATTTCAACTCAATATCAACTTGTGGAATTGCTAGTGAATCTTTACTAGCATCACCTGCAGTATCTTCAAAATCGCCACGTGCGGCTTCTGTAGTAAACTTAGGATAAGTAACATATTCACCGGAATTATTAAAATCCGTTGCTACTGATGCAGAAACAATAAAACTTATACTTCCTGCTTCGCCATCATCACCAGTCATACTAGTAAATTGTGGATAAAGCCTATTAACTGGCTTTGTATCTCCAATTCCAGCACCATGAGGATTATTAGCACTAACAGCTCCTGATACTATATTACTAGATCTTATAGATAATTTATCAACATCTGTGGCTGCTAATGCTTCAGTTACTTTCCAAATCTTACCTTTATTATGACTACCACTCATTTCAGTATCAAAATTGATATCTTTCCATGTTGCTAGCGCCATTGTTACAGAGCCAATTGCTTCTGACGCTGTAGCTTGTGAATATCCATAACGACCTGCGCCATAGAAACCACCAGCATAGTCATCACCACCATAAGGTGCTGATGAACCTGAAGGGCTATATTTACCAGTTTTACCCTGTAAAGAACTATTTTTATCCATTCCTTGACGGGTGCTTCCATATTGAAAATCAAGATAGAAAACAAGACCGGAAGGTAGATTCATAGGTTGAACAGAAACGAATTCCTGTGCTGCAATTTCTCCAAAAATTCTACGAACTAATGGAAGTGCAACACCTGACCATTCTTCATCGCCTTTATATGCATTAGTACTACCAGGCTGAGTAGGACTTGTAGAAGACGCTTCTTTAATTAGCTCACGAGCTTGATTTTCAAGCAACTGGGCCATTCCGCCTCGTTCAAAGTCGCCTTCAATACCATCAAGCAATCCAGTACGTTCCCATTTTGAAACGAGTTTTGTAGCTTCTTTGCGCTGATCCTTATAAGGGGAGGCTCCAAGAAGTGCTTCATTAATATAATCTGACATTTTAACTTCTCCTATATTATATTAAAAATTTTAGTTAAATTAAACCAGCAAGTTTTCTAAATCTTTCAGCAACCTGTGTTTCTTCAGTAATCACTTTTCTTGATTCCTTAGAAGGTTTAGTTGATCCGGATCTAGCACTAGCTGATTCCTTAATTTTTGATTTACGCACAATTTTACCATCTTTAAAACTTTCAGCAAGAGTTGAATACACTAATTTGATTTCACGTGTTGTTTGTGCTCTGTCAAATGTTTCAACTACTCTCAGTTTTTGATTGTTATCAAGCGCAAATTCCTTGAACAATTTGTTTGTAAACAAGAGTTTAGCATTCAAGATGTTGACTTCATGAAGTTTGTCCTTCAAAAATGTAACAGCTTCTTTATATTCTTTAAGCTCTTCTGCCATATTCTCAACATGTTCAGGGTCTTTATCACCCTCTACATTTTTATCATAGGCATCATCTTCTTCTTCAAGGTCTTTATCATCTTTTTGTTTTTTGTCTTCTTTATCATCATCTTCATCTTCCTGTTCGAAAAGAGATTCATCAACCTCATAGACTTCATCATCTTCCTCAGATAAATCTTCAACATGTTCAGGGTCTTTATCACCCTCTACATTTTTATCATAGGCATCATCTTCTTCTTCAAGTTCAGCTTCAAGTTCTTTGATAATAGATTCAAGGTCGAGTACATTCTCTCCCATGTCGTCATCATCAGGAACTTCATCTTCACCTGGAAGTTCTTCACCCTCTTCATCACCCATAGGGGCTTCTTCTTGCTCCGTAGGGGCTTCTTCATCACTAGGAAGTTCTTCACCAGGAAGTTCTTCTTCCTCTTCATCACCCATAGGAACTTCTTCTTGTTCTGTAGGAACTTCTACTTCATCATCCCCCATTTCGGGTTCAGGTTCCATTTCAGGCTCCATTTCAGGTTCCATTTCAGGCTCCATCTCATCTTCCATATCATCATCGTCTTCACGAAGTTTAGCAGAAAGCATAGATTGAAGCTGGGGTGTGAATGCTTCCTCAAGTGCCATCTTAGCATTAGCTAACGCTGTCTCGCGAACTGCTTTTGCATCAGCAATGGCTTCTTTTAAAAGATCACTCATGTGTCTTCTCCAAATATTTTATGTTATTGGGAAATATAGTTATTACATGAACTATAATAAATTACAATTAATCTAATTTATTAGACTCTGTAAAAGGTAGGACAGAGTATTAAATTTGTATATATAAATATAATAGAATTAAAAAAAACCTTCATTTTCTCGAATGGTTTTATATTTTTGTCTTATTTTTCCTAAATTTCGTTTCCTTCTACGTATATCTGAAGGTTTCTCATAATATTCTCGCTGTTTAATTTCAAGCATTAATCCACTATCTTTGATCTTCCGCTTAAACTGTTTAAGAGCTCTTTCAACATTATTATTTTTAACTTCAACATATGACCCTTTAGAATAATTATTCTTCTTTTTATTATCTTCCATTTAATCCCTGTATTTCTTCTCTAATAAGATTACGTATCTTTTTAAGTATTGATTCATTTTGTGTTAANGACTCTNAAAATTTTTTAGCCAAAAATCGTTCTCTNTGATANTGNGCTTTAGGCCATTTTTTTCTTAAAGAAATTGGCATTNCTTCATAATCTTCCGATAAATTATTATTAACAAACCAAGCAATTCGTCGAGCATCAGACATGTANCGTTTTTTATATCTATTTTCTTCAAGAGTTTTTAACCATTCTTTTATTTTTTTAACAGTCGTTTTTTTCATAATATACTCCTAAAATTAGTTATAACTACATCCCAGTCTACTTGTTTAAGTTTCATCACTTTGTTTATGTTGAGAAGTATCTTCTTCTATTAACTGTGCTTCACTTAAACATCCACGAGCAATTGCAGTATGAGCATCTTCTATAATCTTAATTTCATTAACTTGAATAGGAAATGTATCTTGATCAAACTGCTCATTAAATACATCTAAAAATCCTTTAACTAATGATGTCCCTCCACCAATAACAATAGGAACTGAATCAGGAAAATTTGGGACATTAGCTGCTCCTTCAAACTGTACTTTAAGATTTGTTAATAAGTAATTAATCAATGCTCCATAATAAGATCTGATAGCATGCATTACATTATACTCTTCTGTTCCTTCTCCATATATATCTTGCATAACCCCTTTAGTTAAATCTAATTGATTAGAAGACTCTTTAATGTTAGTAACTTTAGCAATTGGTACTCCTGTATCAACACTAACATTATTATCAATCCAATCACCACCCCTTGCTACTGAAAATGACACTGCTGTCATACCTTGATACATTACAGCAATATTACACATACCTGCACCCATAGATATAGAAATTCCTGTAAGTTGATGGTCTACTAATCCCTCATAACCTAAAGCTACTGCTTCTTCTACTTTTTTAGTATTATAACCATAACTTCCAATAATAGTATCCAAAACATCTTCATGATATGATATTTCACGATCTTGATCTATAGGTTTTGCTGGTACGCAATATACACATATTTCATTTTTGTTTGATTTACCTATTAATTCACCTATAATTGCATTAAGAATTGGAAGTGAATCTTTCTCTTCAGGATTCAATAACCCACTTTTCATCGGACGCCTTAAAGTTGCTGCGCTAAAAATTTGAGCATAATTAAAAGCATGCTGTCCTACAATATGAACCTTACCCGCCTTCTCAACAAATGGAATACTCTGTCGTCTAAGCATTCGTTTTGCCTGCTCTGCATCTCCGTCTACTGTAAGAAATGCATTTCTTTGTTTTTTAATGGAATCTTCTTTTGCGGTTATATAAAATGAAGTACCGCAATCTAAACCTATAGCCATAATAACCTCATTAAAGTTTTGATTCAGCTACTGATGCTTTTCTATATTCAGTGATAATTTTTTTTATTTCGCCAATAGCTTTGCGAGCTCTTCGGCCAGCAGCTTTGTTTTGATTAAAAATAAATTTTTCATGATTTTCTTGAAAATCTACAAATAAATCTGCAATTTGATCATATAATTGTTGTGCGCTCGCCATAATTAATTCCTTATATTCCGTGCACCTGCACTCTATTTTTAATAAGCATTTCTAAAACTTTATCTTCATGCTTTACATCTAGTTCTAAAATAAAAGTAGCCCCTTTACCAACACCATAATCATAATCTTTACCTGGAGTTAATCTTAACTTTTTCAAAATTTGTTCCGTTTTTTTCCTATCTCTATATGGAATTTGAAGTTGAACCATTCTTGCTTCACTTAAAGATTTTAATTCTTCTTTAATAATTTTTCGTATTTGTGATTTTGTTATTTTCATTTTAATAATTTCCCACTATTCTAGCAAAATATTTTTTTAAATTTTTATTAACCCATGTTGTTGTTTCAGTGATATCATCTATAGCATCTCTAACTATATTTCCGTCATTTCGTTGTACTCCTTTTTCTAAATTTTTAATATGTGACTTTAAATCTTGTATATCCCTCTTTATAAATCGTTCTCCCTTTTTAGAAAACTGTAATACTTTTTCTTTAAGTAACTCTTCTCTAATCATTTCTCGGAGCTGTAATTTGGTTAGGTTCACGGTGTTTCTTTTCCAATAAATTTAGCTGCTCTAGCTATACCTTCTGGATCAAATTCAACTAACTCTCCTCTACTACCTCTCTTAACTGTTACCACAAATTCTCCTGTATCTCCTCTATAAATTTCGGGTGATACCTTACCTTTCCATATCTGATTAAAAGCTTTCATCAGTTCTCTTTTTAATTCTCTAGCATTATTAACTTTAATATCAGTACCTTCATTTATGGATTCGTTTGCAGTTCTAAGTGCATCTTTTACTTTTGGATTTTCAGATAAACCCTTTTTAATTTTTTCAATTTTTTTAGTGGCATTTGTCATATTACCACTCATCTTTTTAGCTATATCTATTGCTTTTTTAATTTGCGAAGAATTAAATCCTTCATTTACGGATTCTTTAACCCACCTTTTCTTCTTCTCATCCCATTTTAATCCTTTTGCTCTTTGTTTTGCTTGATACTTTTTTGCTCTCTGATCAGCTTGTCGTTTTATAAGGTTCTTTTGGTGTTGACCTGGTCTCATAGCTTCATATTTACCACTCTTTACTAATTTACCCTGTCCAAAACCAGATAACTGTGCCAATTTCCTTAAACCACCAGCTACTCTGCTAGTATCATCAACTTTACCCAATTTCATTGATTTAGGTCCTAAATCATAATGTAACATTAAATCATCTTTAACTGAAAATGGCATTACTATTTTTTTACCATCCTTATCTTTAACATGGATGAAAGCACCATATCTACCTTTATACCCCCGCTTCATAACTTCATGTTTTAAAATTTTAATTCCAGCTCGTCTAAAATCATTTGCTAAATGTTGTGCAAGTGCACTCTTATCTTGACTCCAATCAAGTTTTTCATTTATCTTGTGAGTTTCTTCTCTAACAATTTGGTGTATTTGTGATCTTGTTATTTTCATTTTAATTTCTGAATCTCTTGTTCGATCATTTTTCTTACTAGTTCCTTTAAAACCGTTAAATTAAGAGACTGTCTCCTCTTAGTATTTTTTCTACCAGCTTTTTTCTTCAATAAATCTAACAATTTATCATTTGTTTCTTTATCTACATCAAAAGTAAGTTCCATCCTCTGTGTATCATCCGGAAGTTGAGCAGGTAATTCTTTGACTTTTATTTTTTTAATACCAGCTTGCTTAGTCATTGGCAATACTGTTCTTTTAATAAATAATCTATTTCCAGTTATAGTTTGTTTCATTTACTGTCTCCTACCACTCGTGGCCTGTTTTAATATAAGTTGACATTGCGTCTGCATTGTTCATTAGTTCCAAAGCTTCTTTATCTATTTTTTTTATTAAACTTTTAAACTTTGGTTTTTCTTTCAATGCAGCTTTAATCCACTTCTTTCTAAAATCTTCTAAATAATCTGCTAAATCCATATAAGCTTTTTCTGCGGATATAGCTTCATTCAGTTGTTCTTCTTTTAATAATTCTTTTAATTTAATCATGTCGCATATCTTCTATATTTATTAGCTACTTGTTTACCAATTCGAGTTGGATCTTCCTGTTTAATAACAGCCTTTGTTATTTTATCTACATCTGATTTAGATACCCCTTTTAAATCAAAAATATATTTACCAGATGGATTAGGTATTTTAGCTAACCAAGTTTCAATACTTGGTCCTTCATCACCAACTGTTACTGTTACTTGAAGACGCCAAGGTTTATTATCATAGTTAACCCAATGTTGTCCTCTACCACTGCTCTTACGTACTGTCCAGTTTTCAGCAATAATATCTTTAAGTAATGTCATTAATTTCATTTATTTGTATCACTTTCCTGGTATATCACCGCTCCTTGCAAACCCTCCACCCATAGCATCTGCAAAACTATAATATGCTGTATCTTTACTTACAGAAAACTTAGCTGGTTTTCCTTCAGTACCAATCATATTAGATAAGCCCTTAATAGCTTTATCAGCATTAGCTTTATTATAAAATTCTCCAAGAATCCAAGTAGAGCTAGATCCTACTTTTCCAATTCTCCATACTACTATTTGTGTTGTAATACCAAAACTAAAAAATGAATCTTTAATATTATATTTAAACCCAAGCTTTTTTGAAGCTTTTTTAATAATAGGGGCCCATGCTTTCATTTGGTCTGAACTTAAGCTTTGTACTTCGTTTAGCTTTTGAACTTCTTCTTTAATAATTTCTTTAATTTGTGATTTAGTTATTTTCATTTTACCAACCTCTCTGTTGACCCATTTTCTCTAATTTACCCCAATCACTACCTAACTTTGTTTTTATTTTTTTAAAGTCTCTAGGATTAGCTGCTTCCATATGTTTAAAAAACCGATATACACCTTCCCAATTGGGTTCTACATTAATAGTTCTAGCCTCTTTCATTTTTTTATTCTTCTTCTTCTTAGGCTCCGAGGTTGCAGAGTGTCTATGACTCTGTTCTTTTACTACTGTTAACATACTTGCAGGTACGTTTTTAAAGGTCTTATTACCGAACTTTGCAGTATAAAAATTAATAGTCCCATCTTCTAATAATGTATGATCCACTACTTCACCAATTCCCATATTTTTCTTAGTAGAAACCTTCCACTCAACATGAGTAGCTCAATTATGTGGTACAGATTTATTCTGCTCACCAATAACTTGTTTAATAATTTCTCTAAGTTTTAATTTGGTTAATTTCATTTTTTTAATTCTCGTAATTTATTTTTTTGTGTTTTTACTTTACCTCTTTTAATTTCATCCACTTTAACTTCTATTTCATCTGGGCTATCTATAAAGATGCTCTTTTGAACATCAACATCAACAACACCGAGACTTTTCTTTTTAAGAGAAACCGCCTCATAATCGCCTACCAGCGCTTCTTCACTCCTTTTTATCCACATCGGAGGTATATTTTTTATAAAATACCTCAAAATTAACCACCCAGCTAATGCAATTTGCCAAATAACTAAACTATATAAAACAAAATGCTCTAAGTGATGAAAGTATTCTCTCATCTAACTATCAATCACTATCAGATTCTTTATCTCCAGACCAATTAGCATCTACATAATTATAAAATTCTTTCTTTTTATCATCAGGTAACTGATCAGGTTCAGAAACACCAAATTTCTTTAATGCTCCCATAAAAAATTGTTGATACTCATCTTTATCACCTTTCATAGGTTCATGTTCACCGTCTTCATGTGCTTCTTTAATTTCATAATACCGATTTAAAATAGAACCAATATCTTCATAAAGTGCAACTAATCGCTGACCTGTTGAATTATGTTCTGTTGAAGTCTTTTTAAACTCGCTCACCATTTTCTGTAGAGATTTCATATTACGGTTAATTGAGACTTTATCAAACCAGTCATCTGTTTCTGATAAAATATGGTTATGTGCGGATTCTGCCATTTTAACTAATCCTTCAGCTATTTCCATAATATTTGATGTACTATATAGCTGTTTTCCAATATTACTATATTCAGCAACGCTCTCAATAACTTCATATTTATTAATCTTGGGAGTTTCATCTTCAAACATTTCAATTAATAAATCTTTTAATTTAGTTGCCATTTAATTTCTCCTACTTTACTCTATTTAAAGCATTTTGTGCTATTTTTAAAAATTTAATTGATTGTATTGGTTTATCATATACATCTTCGTTTTCCAATGGACCTTCTCCAATCATATATGCAATTTCTTTCTGTGCTTTCTGTAAATGTTCTCCGTGCGGCATGGCCACTTTTTCAGAAAAAATGCTTGCTATTTCTTTTCTTATTAATTTTTTTAAAGCTTCTTCCTTAACATGCTCTGGCTTACCTTTATGTTTTGTAGAAGCGTAATCTTCAGCATCTTTTTCCTTCATATCTTTTGCTACTTTTTTTACTTTACCAGAAACTTTAGATGGGTCCACAGTACCTTTTTGTAGTCCATGAACCATTCCCATAAATCGTTGTTGTGCTTTAGATTTTGCAGGCATCTTAGTCCCAATCCTTATATGTTTTCATTAAATGTTTATGTAATCCATGATGTAACTTTCTCATCTGCTTATATACTCGTTCAATCACATTATCACCGCGAATTGGTTGATATCTCTTAAGCATCCATCCCATATTTTCAATTTTATAACCAAGTTCATCATACATCGAACGTAAAGTTATTTGTTGTTCACCTAATAATTCTTCTTTAATTATTTCTTTGAGTTTTGATTTTGTTAGTTTCATCTTTTAAAATAATCCCCAAATCTCTTTTGTGCTGCTCTCGCATCAAATCCTCCACCTGCACTGACAGGTTTAAGTCCAGCCCTTAATCCATCTAAAAATGCAGCTCTCAGTCCTGGTGCATTAAAACTTGATATATTCCTATCAATAAGCTTTACATTATCATTAACCATCGAATATATTTTTGCTAACTTAAGCTCTAGTTTTTTAGCGGCTTTCATATCTTTATCTGCTGCTGAATCTTGTTCTTTTAACAGTTCTTCTTTAATTATTTCTTTGAGTTGTGATTTCGTTAAATTCATTTATAGTTTCCTACGATATTATTTGATTAACTAGTTTTTTAACAGTAGAGTTATCTATATCTTTTTTAATCTGTTCTACTAAAGGCTGTTTAGATTTTTTCTTTATAATACTCGGTTTATTTACCTTTTTTTGTGAAATACCATATACTTCACTTACATATTTTTTAAACCCTACATTTTTAATTATTGATTCATCTTTATACCAATCATCTTTATCATATTCATCACCTTCCTCATCTGAATACCAAGTTTCGCCTGGAACTAGTTCATCATCTGATTCTTCTTCCGCGTCAATCTCTGCCTCTATATCCATCTTTGTCATTTGTAATTCTCTCCATTGACTCAGAAGCTCTCTATCCTGAGCGTCCAACTTTTTAAGATAATCCGTACTGATACCACCCATTCCTGATGAGGTCATATATTGTTTTAAAATCCTACGTTGGTCCTCTTTTTCTTCTATTTCTTTATCTATTTTTTCTAAACGAGCTTCAGGTGAATCACTTGGTTTTTCACCGCCTTCTGGTTCATCGCTTGGTTTTTCCCTTGGTTCTTCTTGTGAAGTTACAGAATCTGCCGGTAGTTGTATTACATTATGATCATTATTCCAGCTGATAACATATTCCATACCTCGTTCAGTATGTTTAACATCTATAACTTCTCCATCTGGTATTTCCTGTTGTTTTCCTGTAAGTCCCTTCCAGCTTGCGGTAACTTTAGTACCTTTTTCTAATTCTTCTCCTGGCTCATCCGTTCCCATAAACTTTCTCGTATAATCTTTTCCTGTTTCGGAATCTTCATCATCAAACGGATCAGCAGCTATTTTTGTCATTTTGGGTTTAGGTTTTTCTTCGGGTGGGGCTTCTGGTTTAGCTCCTTTTTGCTGAGCTAATTCTTTTTCTGCTTCTTCTCTATCAACTTCCTCATATCCCCCCTGGTTAACAGCTTTTTCCCAATTATCTTTATCGGTAAACACACTAATTTGTTTGCCTTTAGGGTCTCGAGCATAATATCTTTCTTCTTCAGAGATAAGCTCTTTTAAATCAATCAATCCAGATAATCTAATCATTTTTATGCTCCCTGCATAATATCATTAATTATAGATTCTACTTTACACCATTTACCACACGTTCTTTTAGTAGAATTTACAGATTCATTCATTGGACGCATAAATGCCCCTTGAGTACTTGGATTACTAACAAAATCAAATGCTATTAATTCAAAATCTGGTTGAACTTCAACTGTTTCTATATCATCACCGTCACCTTCACTAATTTCTTTAACAGATCCTAAGCCGCGAGATGAAATACCAAGCTTTATACCAGCTTTAAATAATTCTTTTAAAATATTACCACTCGGAGTTCCTAATACCTCAACAGTACCCATTAAATCACTAGAATCCCAATGCATTTCAAGAATATTATGTGAAGCATTTTGTAAATTAACCACAGAAGAGTCTGGATGATCAAGTTCTCCTAAAGCTCTTCGTTCTTTAATTTGAGTTCCCGCATATTTTTTAGCCTCTCTTATCAAAACTTCTCTAGGATATATTCTTCCATTTTGATTTTTCGATCCAGCTCGTTGAAGAACGCCATTAACAATAAGTCGTCCATTATTTTTTTTCAACGATTCATTGATTTGTTGCGGAGTTACTTCAAATGGAATATAATCAACTAATAATTGTCTACTTTCCATTATAATCCTCCCCGATATATGAAAGATACATGGCCAGTCGTACCGGCCCCACCTTTCCAAGCAATAGGATTAATATTTATTCTTAAAGGACCATCAGCTGCAACTATTCCATAATCTACATACGTCCCTCCGGATTCATATAAAAATTCATATTTAGTACCATGTTCTACATTTATTATTACATAGCTGGCTCTGTCAACTTCTGCTTCTGCTGCAGGTGCTATAGCCCTTCCAAACACTGACACTTGTAGTGGTTTTGGACTTGATTTGGTATTATCATCTGAATCTGCCTGATACATTATATATCTCCTAAATTACGCCCAAGAAGTACGTTTTATCCAAATATCTCTTAAAATTGACGCTACTTGTTTGCGTATAAATTGCTTTAAAAAAGCTAAATCTTGTTTATCAATATTTTCTTTTACTAGTTCATAACCAGTCGCTTTTAACGCTGGTTTAAGTTTTTTTTTTCTTTTTTCTTCATCATCAGCAAAAGCATATGGTGTACTATATCCTTCAACATCACCTGTTGTGGTTATCTCATCTATATCGTCGTCTTCTTCAATATCCCGATATTCTTTATAATATAATTCACGTATAAAAGCCCTTAGCTTAATTTCAAAATTTTTATCCATTTTTCTTTAATTCTTTTATTAACTCATAATATCGCATCATTTGAATTACTGCAGAATCTTTAACATTGTTTGATTTATTCGAACCACAAAATTTTTCTGTTGATTTAATCGCTTCTGTTAATTTGATTCTTGTAACTTTATCATCAACCTTTTTACTGTATGTTCTCAAATGAGTTTTAATTTTTGGTATTTCTTCATTAATATAGTCTTTTATAGAATTTACATTTGAAACATTGTTAATATATACCTTAAGAAGATTTTTTTGATTACCATCGAGATACGAATATTTTTGATTAAATTTTTCTAATAAAATTCGATATGAAATAATTCGCAAATCTTCATCATCTGGTAATTTTGGTCCTATAGTCTCTGAAAGTTTAATATTTTCCTTACTAGTTATATTTTCAATTAAATTAAAATGCGTTTCTGTTTTTTCCTCCGGAGATAGATCAGCTTCATGTTCAAATATTTTGTATATTGAAGCATACATTTTATAGTTAGGAACTTTTGAAGAAAGAAATTTATTTAAGTCATATTTATTTTTTATTTCTTTAATAAGATTAAATTTTTCTCTACGTAATTGAGAAATATTTAACCCCCTTCTTAATTTAAGTACTTCAGAAATAAAAAATTCTGCTTTTTTGTCACTATTAAATTTTTTATTGATTAAAATGTTATACAGAGCTCTTTCTTTTCCTAACTCAGTTTTTTCATTCAATCGTCTTTTAATAATATCAACCGCAGTACTTTCTTCTTTTTTACTAAACACATCTGCTGTTACTTGCCTTAGTAAAAACTCAAAAAGCAAGCCAGTGTTACGAATTTTATTATGTTTTACTCTTCTATTGTGCTTCATAAAGATATCTCCGACTCGAATACACGTTTTCATATATAAATATGAAATTTCCTTTTTTATTAATATAATTATTCTTCATTTTCAGTGTCTAATATTATTTTTTCATCCAAAAGCCCGTTATTACTTTTATTTTTATTAAACTTTCGCTTTAATTCAGTAAGTAATCCCTCACTCTTAACAATTGTAGATCCTTTTCCAGGATATAAAGGGCTTCCGCCTTTAAATTCTCTTTTACCATACCGTTCTCGTTCATACTTAGCTGCTTGTTTCACATCGCTAGCAGCTGCTTTACCATAATCTATCTCAGGTAATCTGGGATCTTTTTCGCTTCCGCCCCATTCACCTTTTCGAGCCATTTCAATATCTTCTTCATCACCTGCTCTCTCCCCTGTTTCAGCTGGATCATTTCCTTCCATTGAAATTTGTTCCATACGATAAGCTTGTTTTTGATCTTCAATGATACCTTGAAATATTTCTTGTTTATCTTGATCATTCATATCAAAAATATTTTCATATACCCACTCTCTAGAAAATAATTTATTTTCCATAGCGCTTTGTCCAATGTCTACTTGTTGTGTTAATAGTTCAAGCTTTTCCTGCTCATGAATCATAGAAGGATTTGTTAATTCAAGTTTAAAATCTAATAACTCAGCATCTTCAAACCCCTGAACGTACAAATGAACAATCGCAATTTTTTCTAGCTCTGCGACTAGAATTTTTTGAAATCTCTCAATTGTGCGTGCAAATCGAACGTCCTCAGCAGCTAGAGTTGCTTTACTTCCTATTCCTTCTTCATACCCTAAAAATGCTTTAGGAATTTTTAAAGCAGCCATTAACTTATTTCTCAAATACTCAATATCATCAATAGCATTATCATTAGTTAACCCAGGTAATGTTTCAATTTCTGTACCGCTATCTCCACCACGAACAGGTAAGAAATAATCTTCTGTAACTGACTCAATATTATACCTAAGATTATATTCTCCTGTATCTTGATCTATAACAGGAATTTTTTTCATTTTGTTAATAATTTTTTGCATAAAATTATCAACCTCGTTAGGTGGAATATTTCCAATATCAATCTTAAAAATTCGTTTTTCGGGTGCTCTCATAATACGATGAATTAACATAGCATCTTCCATAAGAGTTAACTGTTTCCAAACTCGCCTAGCACCTTCTAACGTTGATTTTCCATATGGGAGAAAATTTGCATCTGATAATAATCTAAAATGAGCGATTTCATAGTTTTCATACACTTTATTTCTTACTTTTGAAGTACTCATTTCAATCCCTGATTCACCTATTAATTCATACTGTACCAATTTAGGGTTACTAGGATCATGATCTTCAAGTCGAATAACATCATATGGCGATAATGGTTTAATATTAATAATTCCATATTTATCAACTATATCTAACAATAAGTAAGTATCACCATATTTAGTTAAATTACGAAGCCAAGACCATAAGTTAAATTCAATATTCATAATATCATAAAATAAATTATGTAATATTTTATGAACTTTACTATTATCTGTCTTAATTGATAAAATTTGTCCCTCAATATTATCTATTGTACATTCATCAGAATATACATCTAGTGCTGAAGAAATAATTGGATCGCCATCCATAAGTTCATAATCTCTAAACAACTCTTGTCTTGCAACTTCATATGCATTTTTAGCATTTTGTTTTGCAGCATAACCTGTACCCCATCCTGTGTTCATTAATCTAGTATATCTATCGATAAAGTTAGATAATAAACTCATTTGCGTAAAATCAACATCTTTAACAACCAACCGATCGTCTGGTGTTTTTCTTATGACTATATTACTTCTAAATAAACGCCCTAGTCTATTAAATATATTATTACGTTCTGCCATTTTTTACCTCATTTATTTTATAATAACCATGTTAAATCTTCTTTTTGACCACCAATGTCTATTTCCCATTGATTATCTTTTGGTTTTATTTTCCCTTTAGAAAATCCAGCATCATGACCTTTATTACTATTTAAAATAGATCCCAACATTGCTCGTTGTAAATTATCTTTTTCTTTTTTCAACCTTAATGCTGTATCTCTAACCCATAAAGCAATTGCATATGCTATAACTAAGTCATCATTATAACCACTCATAGCTTCTGCTTTATTATTATTATATATAAATACAAACAATTCTTCTATTAGTCGAGCTGAATTAATTTTAACAAGTTTTTCCCGTATATACTCTTCCATTTTTGCAACAATTAATGGTCTTGTCTTTATTGTTGTTGAAAATCCAGGAACCATATTTCTATCTTGAGCTGTGTATCTATTGGATTGAAGTTGATGTTCAACATCAACATATTGTAAATCTTTAGATTGATAAAATAAATTTTTATACTCTCTATCAATTATGGTTTGAATTGTAGCCCACCCTACATTATTATTTTCAATAACTAGTAACGCATCATTATATTTTGTAGATAACTCGATTAAAAAATTTCCAAAATCTGTAGTTGAAAGTTGTCCTTTATATTCAGCTACTTGATCTAAACTTTCAACATCAAAAACTTGTGCTGCTGAATAATCAGAACCATCTCCTCTTGCAACATCAGCTACCACTAAATATTCTTTTGAATAATTAGGATAATCCCATACCCATAAATTTTGATCTATTCCACCTTTTTCTAAAGGATCTTTTACTAAATTTTCTTTATACCATTGTAAAATTTTAGGATCAACTATTGAATTTCCAGATGATAAGAAATCAGCATCACATTCTTGAGCAGCTTTAGTCGGGCCTAAAATTCTATCTTGTTCATTTCGCCATAATTGATCTCTATCTGGATGCAAATTCCATGGCAATTCAACAAAATTAAACTGATTATCTCCATCAACTGCGCTTGTCCACATTTTATGAAACCAATTACCAACTCCATTTGGAGTACTTATTACAACACAATTACCACCAGTTGCTAATGTCTGTTGTGATGCTGTCCATATTTCATCAATTTTGTCGATAAATGCTGCCTCATCTAAAATTAAAAGTGATAACGCTTCAGAGCGACCTGCAGATTCATTACTTGCAATAGCTTTAATTTGTGAACCATTTGTAAACCGTAAGGATAATTTGTTATCTTCTTCAAGTTTTGTTTTTACCCAAGAGGGTAAATTTTCATACATTACTCTAACTTTAGTAACTAAATTTTTAGCTGTATCTTTTGAAGTAGCAATTACAAGAATATTTTTATCATTATGAAATAATATTGTATATAATGAATACCCAGCAACAAGTGTAGAAATTCCAAGCTGCCGGGATTTTAAAACAATATTATATCGATTTTCAACTATTTCTTGCAATGTTTTTTCTTGAAAATCATATAAATCAAATTTAATTTTACCCTGTTGCGGGTGCTGAATAATACAGTATTTCTTCATAAAATATACTGGATCGCTTGCACATCTTAAGTATTCTCGTTTAATTATTTGTTTAATATTTTGACTCATTTTATATTTCCAGCTACATACGATGATAAATATAACGTTCCAAACCCATAAAAGAAATATAAATATTTATTTTTATACCACGCAGGTTTAATAATTTGTAGTTGTTTTTTATAAAGTTCTTCATTAACTCTTAATAATTCAATTTGTTGTTTCTGATAATTAATATATAACGAATCTAAATTTGTTTGCACATCGTATTGTAATACTAATCGTTCATATATTGCAAGTTGTTCTGTTTTTACACTATCAGAATATTCAAGTTCTTTTATTCTATTTGCAATATTTAAAATTTGTTCATCTGTCCACGTTGTTTGAGCAAACAAAGATGAAAAAAATATTAATGATATTAAAAAATACTTCACTTTCCTTGTCCTACTTTTTTCAAAAATGCAGTTGCTTCATCTACATTATCTTCATCATATACTTTCTCCATTTTTTCAGTTTGTTTTTTTGAATTTGTTAATTTACGTTTTAAAGAAGTAATTTCTTTTTTATTAACTTTTCTATCTTTATCTAAGTCATTTAATGTAGATTGTATTTCTTTTTCTTTTTTTTCATTATTTTTTATTGCTTTTTTTAACTGTTTTACTTCTTTAGATTTATTATAAGAAGCATATGCAGCTGCTCCGCCAAGTAATAATATAATAACCCCCCATAAACTTTTAAGTAACTGTTTCATAATTTTACTCTTCCTTTCCAGGTGTATTTTTCATTGTTTCTGAAATATTTTTATTTGCTAGTGCTTTTGCAACTGTAGTATCAAATGGATTTTCGTCTTCAGTCATTTCTTTTAAAATAACTGCTACTTCTTTTTCAATAGATTCCCATCTATCTTTTTCTTGTTCAGTAACCCAGTCTTTCCATTTATCAGCTGCTTTCAAATCAACTTCAAAATTAACTTGACAATAATAACATCGATGAAATCTATTGTAAGTATCTTGATCTCGTTGTTTTAAAATTAATCTTTCACAATCCTTACATTTATCAAGTCCTCTATTGGGCATTTTTGTAATTTGTTGTCGTTTACCGTTTTCAATTTTCCAACTTCTACCATTAGTATCTATCCATTCTTCACCCTCTTTTCGTTGAACATCTGTTTTTGATTTATAGCCAATTTGTATAGGGCGGTTATAAATACCCTTTGCCATTTTTTGTATTTTTTCTACATTACTACTCATTTTTAACCTTATTATTTTATGTTTATATATAAATATATATACATACTACTAGATTATCTACTAAATTTCAACATTCCTATAATTTGGTTTAAACTACCAAAAGCTCCAGTAAACTTATAAACGTTCCCTTTATATTTAAAAACTAATCCTTCTGACGGAACTACTGCGCTTGGTCCTCCAATAGCTTTAAATTTTTCAAGTTGGTCACGTAATTTTCCAATTTTTTCAATATCACCGCCCTGTTTAATAGCAGTAACAGTTTTATCTACCTCTTTTTTAATTTTTTGTACTGCAGTATCTGGACTAACAGTTAAAAAACCACTAATATTTTTTAAAATTTCAGCACCAAGTTGAAAAAACAGTATTTCAAAAGGTTTCATATTTTCTTTAACATATTTAACGTGATCATTTTTATCAAAAGATAATGCCCAAACTAGAAATTTTTCATCCTTTATATCTTTTTTCATATTAGCAATTTGATATGACTTATCATTAAATGCCCATCGTTTAACTAATCCTGCTAACACCTTATTTGGTAATTTATAATTCATTTGTTTTGCTGCATTATAAATAAATTCTTCCCAAAACCTTTGATGATATAAACTAAATGTATCAGAATCACTTAATCTATATTCATTTTGAAGTTTTTGTAATTTAGTAAAATAATATTTTTTACGACCACTAAAATCTTGATGTTTAGGAACATTTAAAAATTGAGGTTTACCAATTTTATATTTTTTTTGAATATGTTGATTAACTTGTCTAATCATTCCTTCTAATACTCTGGCACTTCCTCGAACTTCACCAACAGGGGTTCCAGCATCATTATATTCAATTGCTCCATGAAAAACAAGGTGTGCTAAATCATAATTTATAACATTAGCAGATGCTGGCCATAACACTTCTAAATTCATAAATGCTTTTCCATCCATAAAAACTTTATTTTGTTGTTTTTTAGATAAACTACTAATAGCTTTTTGCAAATCTCTAACAGCAAAAACAAATGCATCTCTTATATTACCCCTACCTCTAAACATACCTTGAACACCTTTTACTGTTAAAGCATTTTTTCCAGCATTTTTTATATGACCTTTATTTCTTGCCGCAATTAATCTACCATCTTTCCAGCTTACCATAATATTTTGACCATCTAATTTTTCACTAACATTATCTTCTCGATTAAGCTGTCCACTTAATCCTAATTCAATAATATTTTTAAAGTCTTTAAAAGTTAAATTCCAGTCATCAAATGGATGAGCCATATGTCCATATGCACCACCTTCTGTTAATAATTCTTTTCGCCATTCTTTTGAAAATTGTTCTTGTTGTTTTCTATTTCTGTTTTGTGAATTGATAGCACTTCCGTGTGTTGCACCTGGAACTACTAAAACTTTATAACCTTCTTTAATATATTCCTCTGTTTTACGAGCCATATTATCTCGTCTTAACTGATTCCACGCAAGTTGAGCTTTGGCTACAGGATTAGAACCAGGTTCTTTACCACTATCTTCAGGATAATTCATATCATATAATTGTTTAACTTCACTTTTGTCTTTTGGTGGAAAACTACCTTTATATCCATTGTCTATTAAAAATTGTTTACCATCTTCAGTTAAATAACTATCCATTGCCTCTTTACCATTATCACCTTGTCCTACCAAATTAGAATACATAGCACCAGTCATATCTGATGCTGTATATGTTTCATCCTCTTCTCCAGACATTTTTTCAGCTAAATCTGTATAAATAGGTGCTGTTTTGTGTCCATCATCGTGTCTATTATACTCTCCATCCCAAGTGTCTACTTCACCTTTGTCATAATTTTTAACTATTTCACCAACAACCTCTTGTTCAGTTTTAGGCCAATAATTATGACCATCAACTCCAGTACCGCCTTCTGCTAAAAATACAATCTTTTCACCTTTATTATCTTCTATAAAATCTTCAACCATTGGTACTATATTTTTTTCGAAAAACTGTTTTCCTTTTTTATCGTGTTCTGTATGTGGTGTTCCAATAACCATACTATTTTCATCTTTGGTAACATATTGTGCTTGATGAATTTTTGCTGAATAACCAACCTTATCATCACCTAAGAATAGATTACCGTGTGGGTCTTTTCCCCAACTTTTTATTACTTTCATTTGGTTTTGCTTTTCATCAGTGTATTCAGGTTTATCCTCTTCATGATCAAACGGATTTTTATCTATTTTTGTAAGCTTTGGTTTGGAAGGAAGTTGTTCTTTAGAAGCAACCCCTGGTTTTTCCCCGGGTTGCTTTTCTTTTTGTTTGCTTATTGTATCACTTGTTTTTTGAGCTAGTTCTCGTTCAGCTTCTGCACGATCAACTTCTTTATATCCTCGATCCTTCACAGCTTTTTTCCAATTATCTTTATTCGTGAACACTGAAATCTTTTCGCCTTTTGGATTGCGAGCATAATATTGTTCTTCTTCTAATAACTGATCATGGATGATATTTTTCCACCATCCCTTTGAAAATCCTGTTTCAGTTTGTAAACCATTATTTAACGTCATCATTTTATCATAAGCATCAGTCTTCATATCAACAATTGTAGCAATAAACGGTGAACGTCTTAATGCCTTAAATGCTAAATTTTCAACAGAAAATTCTCCACCTTTTTCTAAACCAGAACTTCTCATTCTTTTTAATTTATCTTGAATCTTTTCTACCATCTCAATTACTTCATCATATTTTTCATCTTTCATCATCTTTTCTAATACTGGTATTGAACCTAAATAACCCTCAGCCTTTGAACGAATATCATCTAAATCAATTTGTAATTCTTTTTTCTTAGGTATTACTATCCACTTATCTTTCAATATAGAATATAATCCAGACGCAACGTGAATATCACCCAAATTTTCAACATAAACTTCTACAGGAAAATCATAAATTTTAATATCATGCTTATTATTCCAAATTGTTTTCTT